GTCAGCATGTCGCGCGCCGGAGCCGAAATGAAGCTCGGGGCGTTCGTCCCTATGCTGATGCGCGAATTCACCGACGTGGCGTTCACGCCGGACTCGCTCGCCTATGTCGCGCGCCAGTGCAAATATTTCCCGACGTATGGCGAGCTCTGCGGCTATCTGTCCGAGTGGTGGCGCGACAATCGCCCGCATCCGGTAGCGATCGCGCCGCCGCCGCCCGAGCCCGAGGCCCCGCCGCCCAGCCCCGAGCAGCTTGCCCGCGTGCGCCATCTGGTGCGCGGCCTGGCGGCTGAGTGGGCCGCGCCGCCGCTGTATCAGCCGCCGCGCGCGCCCCGGCATCTGTCGAACGATCAGCTTGTGGAGGCATACCGCCGTGCATGCATCAACGCCCCCGGCCGATTCGCGCCCGCCGCCGCCGAGCCATCCGCCGCGCCTCTCGATCCCGACGCCGCCGAATAAGCAAAAGGCGGCCCCGATTATGCGTAAGCCCTGCCCGATATGCAGCCGCCTGCGAGCCTGGTGGCGCGGAGTGGGCCGATGATGCGCAGCGATTGGCAGCCGATGACGAGGCGCCAGGTGCGGGCCTTGCTGGCGATCTGCGCCGCGCTGATCCTGGTTCTCGCCGCCGCCTCGATAGCGGCCGGACACCGGCCATGATGAGCGCTCGCGATCGCCAGGCCAGGCGGCCGGATATGGCGCCGGGCGCGCTGCGCCAGGCGATGGCCGCCGCCGGCTTCAAGCCCTGCGAGCCGCGCGCCCTCGCCCTCGCCGAGTGGTGGCACGAGGATACCGGGGCGCGCAGGTATGTCTGGTGGAATGATGAGCCGACAAACGCAACGTTCCGCCGGCTGATCGGCGAGCTCGATGCCGGCCGCGTATGGAACGGGGCGGGCCGGCGATGAGCGGCCCGAGCGAAGCCTACCGGCAGCACCATGACGTCGCCGCGCCGCAGATCGATGCATCCGCCTTCCGCCAGGGCTGGCGCGTATCCACCCGCCTCGATGCCTTGCTGGCCGAGGGCGCGATCGAGCCGAGCGACTATGAGGCGGCGGCGGCGCTGCGGCGCGATTGGGAAGCCGCGAGCGGGGTGCGGGCGCGGCCCCTCATGTCGTTCGGTGCGCGAGGCGGGCCTGGCGGCAGCGGCGGCGGGATCGATCGCCTCGCGGCGCTGGCCAGGCTGCGGCGGCTCGGCGATACGCTCGGCCGCTTCGATCTGCGCTTGCTGGAGCAGTGCGTTGTGCTCGATCAGTCGTGGGCGCTGACGGGCCGGCAGCATGGCGTGGCGGATACGACAGCCCGCCGATGGACAATCGCCGCGCTGCGCCGCCTCGGCGCGGCCTGGATTGCCAATCGCCCCGGCCGGGCCGGAATCCGGGCCGCTGGCGGCGCCTAGCGCCTTGGCCGCTAGGGTAGAGCCCGCCGAGGGGCCAGGGGCTTCCTCGGGCTTCCTGGCGGCCCTGGCGGCGTTTCACATGAAACGCCCAATGCAAGCCGGCATGTCGGCGGGCTTTACAGCCTGGCCGCCGCCTGGCCGCCGCCGATCCCGTTGGAATTCAAGGGCTTCGCCCTGCGCCTATGCAGAGGCGGGCGCCCTCGGGACGAAAAAGCGAGGGGCTGGGCGCCTTACACTGGCCGCAATCGGCCGCTGCGCCGATCCCGCCAGGTCGCTGATCCGGCAAGGCAATCCCGCAATGGCTCGGCCCTTGCTTCGCCTGGCGCGCGCCCGGCGCTTCTGTCGGGCGCTAATCGGGAGGTCTCGATGGCCAGCCTACGATCATCCTTGCTCGCCGCCGCCGCGCTCGCTGCCCTGGCGCTGCCGGCGAGTGCCACAACGATCCTGACGATGGGGCAGACATCCGGCAGCGATACGATCCACGCCACCGCGAACGGAGCCGGAACATCGACGACAATCGCCGGCAGCGGTGTCGCCGTCGATGTGACGCAGATCGATGCCGCCGTGGCAGTGCCCACGCCGGCGGTGCTCGATTTCTCGGCCACCAGTGTCGGCGCCGCGAGCCATGCCGGCGCGTTCGTTACGCAAGCATTCGACGGCTCGTTCTCGATCACGGAAGGCGCGATCAATTACCTAAGCGGCACATTCACCGATGCCGTCTTCGGGCTTGGTGACTCGCTGTCGCTCGATGCCGCTGATCCTCCCGGAACGGTCAGCTTCACGTCCAGCGAGATCACTGCGCTTGGCCTGCCGCGCGGCCTATCGCTGAGCTTTACCGATGTGACGCCTGGCGTATCGATCGATCATGATACGCTGGCGAGCTTCGCCGCCTCGATCTCGGGCAATTTCTCGGCCGCCCCGGTGCCCGAGCCGGCCAGCCTGGCGCTACTCGGCGCGGGGCTTGTCGGGCTTGCTGCGGTGCGGCGGCGCTTCGCCCGCTGATCGGGCGCAAGAATCGGGATTGCGTCACGCGCTGAGACGGGTGTAGTTTTTTCTCAGAGTCGCCAGGGGCGTGAGCGCGGCCCCCCGTTGCAACCTTCCTGGGCTCTGCGGTTTCACCTGATTTCGTTGCTAACTTGGCTCGGCCGGTGCGCATGCCGGCCGGGCCGTTTTCTCGCCGAGGGGATCGCTGGACCTTCCGCTATCGCGAGGCGCCGTTGTGCATCTCGCCGCGCAATCGCTGATCATCTGGGACGATCGCCCTGGCCGGGCCTCACTCGGGATTCCGGTGATGCCGCAGACCGGGCCTCGGCATCGCTCACACGTTCCGCTCAGCCCCGCCGAAGCTCGCGCCCTCGGCCTGCCGCCCCTGGCCTCAGTGATCCGCACCGCCGATCCGATGATCGCCGCCCCGGCAGGGCAGGCAGCCCGACTCGGTGCTTGCTCGGCCGATCTGCTCGCCCGCATCGCCGCGACAATCGGCCGCGCCCGATCCGCCGCCGACTATGAGCTCGCCATGACGTCGCCCCTGGTGGCCTCAAGATGAGCGCGCAGCCCGAGCCGCAGCCCGAGGCGCCGCCGCCGCGCCCGCCCTGGCCGGCGGATAATGTCGAACACTGGCCGATCGCCCGGCTGATCCCGTATGCCCGCAACGCCCGGACCCATAGCGACGCGCAGATTGCGCAGATCGCCGCCTCGATCCGCGAATGGGGCTGGACCCAGCCGGTGCTCGTCGATGAGCCTGGCACCATCATCGCCGGGCATGGCCGCGTCCTGGCGGCGCGCATCTTGAACCTGTCCGAAATCCCGGTGGTAATCGCGCGCGGCTGGACCGAGGCGCAGCGCCAAGCCTACACGCTGGCGGATAACGAGCTCGCCCTCAAGGCCGGCTGGAACCTCGATATGTTGCGGGTCGAGATTACCGAACTGCAACGAGGCGGCTTCGATGTCGGCCTGGCCGGCTTCGAGGCGGCCGATCTCAACGCGCTATTTGTCGGCGGCGCCGCCAATGTCAGCGAAGCCCCGCCGAAGGTTACGCTTGCTGATCGTTTCATGCTGGCGCCGTTCTCAGTGCTGAATGCCCGCGAGGGCTGGTGGCAAGCGCGCAAGGCATCTTGGCTCGCGCTCGGCCTGCAAAGCGAAATCGGGCGGGGCAAGAACCTACTAGATTTCAGCCTCGCGGTGAACGCGATGCAAGAGGGCAACAGCCCGTATCTCGACAAGGCCGCGCCATACGACATCAACAAGCCGGTGCCGGATGAGCAGGCAGCCGCCGAAATCGGCTTTGGCCGCTTCGACGCCCCGGCGGGCACCTCGATCTTCGATCCGGTGCTGTGCGAGATCGCCTATCGATGGTTCTGCCCGCCAGGCGGCCTCGTCCTCGATCCCTTCGCGGGCGGCGCGGTGCGCGGCATCGTCGCCGGGCGGCTTGGCCGGCGCTATCGCGGCGTCGATCTTTCCGCCGAGCAGATCGCCGCCAATGAGGCCCAACGATCCATCCTGCAGAAGGACGAGCCGCAACCGGAATATACGGCCGGCGACGCCATCGAGCTCGGCAAGCTCTGCAAGGGCGTCAAGGCGGATTTCGTTTTCTCCTGCCCGCCATATGCCAATCTGGAACGTTACTCTGACGATCCGCGCGACTTGTCCACCATGGCATATCCCGACTTTATCGCCGCATATCGCGCGATCATCAGCGCGGCGTGTGCGCTGCTCAAGCCTAATCGCTTCGCCTGCTTTGTCGTCGGCGAGGTCCGTGATGATAAGGGCGCGTATCGAGGGCTGGTGCCCGATACGATCCGCGCTTTCCTCGATGCCGGCCTGGTGCTTTACAACGAGGCCATCCTAGTGACGTCGGTCGGCAGCCTGGCGGTGCGCGTCGCGCATCAATTCGAGGTCGCAAGAAAGCTCGGCAAGACTCATCAGAACGTGCTGGTGTTCTGCAAGGGCGATGGCCGCAAGGCCACCGAGGCGGTAGGCCCCTGCGAATTCGCCACCGCAATCGAGGGCGAGGCGCCGGCCGAGCTCGGCGGCGAGGTCCAGTGAAACCCGATTGGCAACGGGGCATCGATATAGCTCGGCTGCGCGCCCTCGCCGCGCCGTTCGCCGCGCGGCACAAGCCGCTTGTGTTCGGCGCTTTCGGGCTGATCAAGGAACGCGACATGGCCGAGGCGCTCGCGCACAAGCGGGCGATCTGGACCGGCGATCCGCCGGCCGCTGTCGCGATCGCCTGGCCGAGCCGCAGCGCGATCCATCAAACCGACTTTACCGGCCGGGCGCTGGCTTTCGATCCGCCAGGCGTTCGCATCTCGGCCTTCGCCGCGCTCGATCTCGCCTCGGGCTGCAAGCTGCTCGATGCGATCAAGCTGCGCGCCCTCGGCGGCTGGGTGCTCGCCGAGATATTCGAGGAAGACGCCACGGCGCGGGCCTGCATGGCCGCCTGCGGCTTCGCCTATCGCGCAAGCAAGATTGCCGCAGGGTCCGAGATCAAGGGCCTATACGGGCACGGCATGGCGCCCATGGCCCCGATCGGCGCCGAGGACGAGGCGACACTCGCGGTGCTCGATCGCAGCTTCGCCTCGCCCGCCCTGGCGGCGATCCGCGCCGAGCTCACGGCGGCCGGGCTGCCATGGGAGCAGCATTATTCGGCTTATAACAAACGCCACTCATGGACAGCTTTCGCCCTGCGCGGCTACAGCGACGATCCGCGCTCGGTGCACAAGCCCGCCGAGATGGCAAAGGGCTGGCAAGACAAGCACCCGGCCGAGATGCGCGAGGCGGTGCGCTGGACGCCGGCGGCCGAGCGGTTCCCGGCAACGATGGCGCTGCTCGATGCGACAGGCTGGCAATGGGATCGCGTCCGTTTCATGCGGCTGGCGCCGCGCGGCGGCGAGCTCGCCCGCCATGCCGACATCACCGACCGCGAGGCTGGCACCGCCGATGGCAAAGTGACGCGGCTACATGTGCCGATCCTGACAAGCACGGCTGTCACATTCCACGGCTGGGATGCGCGCGGCGGGCAACTTCGCCGGCATTGGCCCGAGGGCGCGCTGTGCTACCTCGACCAGCGCAAGCCGCATGGCGTAACGAACCACGATCCGGCGCTGCATCGCATCCACCTTGTCGCGGATGCGCGGGGCAATGCCAGGCTGCGCGCGCTGATCGCCGCCGCCAGCGAGCGGGCCGATCGTGCGGCTTGATCCGGGCCGAGCTCGGCGAACGAAAAACCCCGCCAGGCGATACCTGGCGGGGCTGTCGGGGCGAGCGGCTCAGCAAGTAGCGCCCGGCTTGAGAATGGCTTTCATGAGCAGGGCCGTGCAGAGCGCATCATCGAGGCAATTGGTATAGTAAGCCGTGGCCTCTTTGCCGTTGCGGAAATTGATCCGGTATTCATCGTCCACATGCGTAATTGTCATGCCGAGCTCGCGCAGGCGAGTGCGAACTTCTGCAAGTGTGAGCTTCATCGAGCTACCTCCGTTCTGTCGTAGGAATGTCCGGGAAGCCCGGTGGGATGGGCGTTGTCCATCCTTCCGAGCTTATCCCGTAAACCATCGCCCGCCGGCCCCATTGTCCGTGCTGTGCCGTCAGGCGATCGGCGGCGGCGCGCGCTTCCGCCAATGTCGCGCAATCGATCCGATACTTTTCGAGCGGCCCCTTGCGAAAGAAGGCGGCGAAGCGAATCGACCGGCTTATCAGCCGGTCGATCGCCTCGTCACTGGAATGAGGCCGCAGCCCATGCATCGAGGGCGCCGCGCGGTTCATTCAAGCCGCCTGCTTGCCCTTGGCCTTGCCCGAGGTGGCCTGCGCGCGCAGGGCGATCATCGCGAGATCGCGATACCGCCAAAGCGCGAGCCGGCTGCTAGAGGCCGGCGGCTGCATGTCGGCGGCTGCCAGGCCAGGCAGATCGCCGGCAGCGACGAGGGCCACCAGCTTGGCCAGCCGCCCGCGATATCCTGCATGCGTCGGCTTGTCGAAATCCGGCGCGGCCGGAACCTTGCCCTTGGCGGCGGCCTCGGCGACTTCCGCCCAGACGCCCCGATACTTGAGGGGCTCGATCGCCTCGGCTGGCTTAGCGGCCTTGGCGGTGACAGCGGCGGTGGCCGGCTTCTGCATCGAGACAGCGCGGGCGAGCTTATGCGCGGCGCTGTCGGCCTTGTCGGCGCGCTGCTTCGCGGCGTTCTCGGTTACCGCCAGCGCGAAAGCCTGGGCCTCGGTAGCCTTGGCCTTGCGGGCCTCGCTGGCGGCCAGGGCTCGGTCCCACTTGGCCTGCGCGGCGATCTCCTTGGCGCTGAGCTCGATCTTGCGGGTGCCCTTGGCGGGCGCGGCCTTGGCGAGCTTCCGCACTGCCTCGGCGGTGGACAAGCTGCGCGTGCCCTTGCGGGCGGCGGGCTTGGCGGTCTTCTGGGTCTTCGTCATCGGCTTAACCTTTCCAAAGCGACTTGCGGAAATCGCAAGTGCATTTGCAATAAGCCAGAACATCGGTCCGGATGCAATATAAATCCGCGATCGGACGGACACGTTCCGCATGCGATCAGTTAACATGAAAGGAATCAATGCCGTGTCGCCAGGACCCATGACAACCGCCCATCGCGGCGGCGATGCTTACCTTTACCGAGTCGGCCAGCCGGCCAATCCCGCCCGCGTGCCCCGCGCCCTCGATGCGCCGCTCGGCCCGCCGCCGGCAGCCCTGGCGCATCAGGGCCGAGGCGCCGCCGCCCTCGGCCTGGCCGATCGCATCATCCGCCAGGCGCAGCCCGTCCAGCGCGAGGATGTCACGCCCGAGATGGAGCCATTCAGCCCCGCGATTACCGATGAGGAACCCGGCGAGGATTTCACCGACAACGAGGATGTCACTCCCGATATGGAGCCTTACGACGCGACAATCGAAAGCACGCTCAAGGCCACCGCTGAGGGCGATGAGACAAGCGTAACGATTACCGCCGAGGAAGGCGAAACGATTACCGCTGTCACCGAGGAAGACGAGGGCGATATCTCCGTGGAAGTCGAGGACACGGCCGACGTGCTGCTATCGCCATGAGCGCGGGCGCCGAGCGCATCGTCAAGCAAGCCGAGATCGGCGATCTCGACGACAGCCGCATGTCCACCTTCATTGCGTCCACCAATCGGATCGATCGTTACGGCGACATCATCGAACAGGAATGGGACTTGGCCGATTTTTGGCGTAACCCGGTATTCCTGTGGTCCCATAATTCGTGGGGCATGCCGATCGGCTGGGTGCGCGAGTTTACGCCCAATGCAGAGCGCACCGCGACAATCGCGCGCGTCGAATTCGCGCCCGAGGGGCATGACGAATTCGTCGATAAGCTCGCCCGCGCTGTCCGGCTAAAGCTCATCCGCGCGGTGTCTGTCGGCTTCGTTCCGTTGGAGCATGAGGACCGCCTCGATGATCGAGGCCGCTGGGACGGCTATCGCTTCATGCGTAACGAACTGATCGAGCTTTCGCTCTGCACCGTCCCGGCCAACGCGGATGCGCTTGGCCTGGCAAAGTCAATCGATAGCTCGCCGAAATTCCTGCGGCGCCTTTTCGCCGATGGAGTGTTCCGCGCTGCTCCCGATCAGCACCTCGCCCCGAAGTCTGCGGGCACGTTTGCGGTGCGCGATCGGGCGCTTGCTGATCTGGCGCGGATCAAGAGCCTTGAACCGCCCGGTGTCTCGGGCCGCACCTAAAGGCATGTTGCCATGACGACACTATCGCAGCGCATTCTCGCCCTGCAAACCGAGCGCGGGCAAATGGTTCGCGCTTATGAGGCCACCCTACAGCCTGCCCTCGATGATAACCGCGATCTCAATGATACCGAGACTGCGACAATCGGCGAGGCCCGTTCTCGGCTCGATACGATCGACGTGCAGTTGCGCCATCTGTCCGATGCCGAGGCGGCGTTTCAGCGCAGCGCTTTGCCAGCCGGCGGCGGGCTGCCAGGAAATCGCCCCGGCACCGCGATGGTGCTGGCGACGCAGCGCAGCCACCCTGTCATTCAGATGCAGCGGCGCGACGCGTTCAAAGGCCAAGACTTCGTCCGTATGGCCATCGCGATCTCGGTGGCTGGCTTCTGGAATGCGGCCGAGTATGCCCGCATGCGATGGGCCGATGATGAGCTAAGCGAGATCATCCAACATTCCGTCGCGATACAGTTCCGCGCTGTCGTTCCGCCCATGGCAACCGACGATACGCAAGGCGGCAGCCTCATCACTAGGTTCGAATATCTCGCCTCCGAATTCATCGAGATGTTGCGCCCGATGCTCATCGTCGGCCGCATGCCCTCGATGCGCCGGCTGAGCTTCAACAATAACGGAACATTGCTGATCCCGAAGCAGACCGGCGGCGTGGCCGGCGGCTACGTAGGGGAGGGCAGGGCGATCGCCGTCAACCGCCTGATCTTCGAGCGGATGACATTGACGCCAAGCAAGCTCGCCGTGATCGTCCCGCAAACGCAAGAGCTCTTGCGCCGGTCCGATCCGCCGACCGAGATGCTGATCCGCGACGACATGCTAGAAGGCACCGCCCGCACTATCGATTCGTTTTTCTTTTCGACCAGGGTGGCAGCGGCGAACCCGGCGGGCATCTTGGAAAGTATCCCGCCGCTTGTGGCCGGCATGATCCCACCAGCGACCGGGATTGGCGGCGGCGATGTCACTGCCGTCACTGTCGCGCTGCGGGCGATGCTCTGGGAACTGCGCCGGCAGAACGTGCCGATGAATGCGCCCGTTTGGATAATGAACGCGCGGACGAAAGAATACTTGCGCCTGTTGCGCACGGTGCAGGAAATCTTCGCGTTCAAGGCCGAGATCGATGCCGGCACCCTGCTCGGCTATCCGATCATCGATACGACTGCGATACCGATCCCGTTCCCGCCGGGCACCGGCGAACAGACCGCCTATGCGCTGATCGATGCTTCGCAATTGATCTGGGCGGATGACATGGCCCCGATCATCGATGCATCGCAGGAAGCATCGGTGCAGCTTGACGATCTGCCGCAGCAACCGCCGAACCCTGGCAGTATCCCGGCCATCTATTCGGCGTTTCAGAACGACATGGTGTTCATGCGGCTGCGCATGTCGCACTCGTGGGCGCGGCGCCATGATGTCGCCGTCGTTTGGGCGCTGGCGGATGACGCCGGATGAGCGGGCTAACCGAGGGGCGGGAAACCGCCCCTCAGTCTTTCCGGGTCGAGCGCGTGTGTTGGTATCGCCGCGCGATCGTTCCGGTGGGCGAGATCATCACACCCGAGACTTATGCCGATCATCTCGATGCGCGAGTAGCGCACTGGTTAGGTGAGATAGAGCCGGTGGGTGACAACCCGGACGAGCCGGAAGTCATTCCGGACCCGCCGGATGTCAATCCGGAACCGCCGATTGAAAATCCGGAACAGTCGCCCGTCCCGCCGATGACGACGCAGGACGCGCCGACCCGCGCCCCGGTTCGCCCGCCAATGCAGCGGCCGAGGGGGCGGCGCTAGATGGCAGCGGTGCGCACGAGCGTATGGCGCGCGGCCCTCGCCCGCCTCGGCCATATCATCACGCGCACCGCCTGGTGGCCCACAACGCCGCCGATGCAATGGGCGCCGACATGGTGGGGCCAGGGCTTTCCTTCGCCGAACCTGGCCCCGCCCTTCCTTACGTTCCCGGCAGTGTTCACCTCGATCGATACCATTAGCAGCGACATCGCCCGCTTGCCGATGCGGCATTTCCGCCGGCCCGAGGGCGGCGAGCGCATCGAGGTCGAGAATTCGGCGCCGCTGCGCGTGCTAGAGCAGCCCAACGGGTATCAAACTCGTTTCGATATGATGAAGCAGTTCATCGCATCGCAACTGTATCGAGGCAACGCTTACCTGTTCGCCAAGCGCAATCGGCGCTATGAGATCGACGAGCTCCACGTCCTGTATCCCGATCACGTCTGGCCCTATCGTTCCGGCGGCGAGGTCTTCTATGATGTCGGCGCTCAGCCCCTCGCCGAGATCGATGCCAGGCGGATGCTGACAAGCCGCGAATGCCTGCATCATCGGATGCTGACACTCGCCGACCCGCTGATCGGCATCACCCCGCTGATGGCGGCGGCGCTGTCTACCTCGGCCGGCCTGGCGATCCTGCAACAATCGGAACGTTTCTTTAACCAGATGGCGCGGCCCTCGGGCGTGCTGCAAACCGCCGGCAAGCTCGATCCGCAGAAGGCGCAGGAAATCAAGGAACGCTGGAACGCTGTTTACAAGGGGCCGGGCAATGCCGGCGATGTGGCCGTCCTTGAGCAAGGGCTCGAATGGAAAGCCTTGGCCATCACTGCCGTCGATTCCCAGCTAATCGATCAGTTGCGCTATACCGTCGAAGACGTTGCGCGAGTGTATCGCCTGCCGCTGTTCATGCTCGGCGATCTCACCAAGGTGTCGTATAACTCGTCCGAGCAACTCGTCCGGATTTACCACTCGGGCTGCCTCGTCGCGCACATGGTGGCGATCGAGGATCGCCTGTCGCAGTTCTTCGGCATGACAGGCCGCACCGAATGGCTCGAATTCGATACGGACTATCTGTTCCGCACAGAGATGGTCGCCCGCATCGAGGCGCTGGCCAAGTCAATCCAGGGCGGCGTCCGCACACCGAACGAGGCCCGCGCGATCGAGGGCCTCAATTCCGTGCCAGGCGGCGATGCGATCTTTATGCAGCAACAGATGGTGCCCGTCGAAGTGCTGGCCGCCCGCACCGATCTGAATGCCAAGCCGCCGAGCGGCGGGCCGAGCCCGATGCCGGCCGCCGCCTTGCTGCCCGCGCCATCGCCGCCGCCGGAATCCTGGGAACCGCTCAGCGCGGAATTGATGGCGGCAGTGTTCGGCACAGCCGCGCCAGCGCGCGCCAGGCTGATCGTCGATAACGATCGCCGCTTGCAACGAAAGCTGATCCATGGACGGCGATCTCGGGCCGCGTAATCCGATGATTGATGCGATCGTCCGCGCGATCGCGCCAGCGATGGTGCGGCTGCGCGAGGACGGGCAAGCCCGCCTCGATGCATTCGAGGCGGCCCTGGCCGATCGCCTGGCCGCAGGCACAGCGCAAGCCGATGGCCTGCTCGATGAGACGCGCCGCCGCGCCGAGGATGCGATCCGGCAAAGTGCCGAGGCAGTGCGCGCTCTGGCCAATCTTGTCGCGCAAGAAACCCGCGCGATGCCGGATCGGATGCTGCAACAGATCGCTCTGCTGCCGCGCCCGCGCGATGGCCGCGACGGCCACCTTACGATCGCGCACGCCCATGTCGCGGGCCGCGTCTATGATCCCGGCGAGCTCGCCCGCCATCGCGGCGGCACATGGCAGGCGATCGATCGCACCGCCGAGGCGCCAGGCCCCGAGGCGGCGACATGGCGCATCGTCGCCGATGGCCTGGCCGGCATCGACGTCACCGGCCTCGATCCGCGCACCTTCCTGCTCGGGATCGATCAAAGCGACGGCCTGCGCCGCGAGGTGCGGATCGGCTTTCCGATCCCGATCCACCGCCGCCAGTATCAGGCCGACGCCAGCTATTCGCTCGGCGATGAGGTTGCCCTCGATGGCGCGACCTGGCGCTGCCTGGCCGAGCAGGCGACGAGCTCGCCGCCCGGCCCCGAATGGGCGCTTGTGGCGCAGCGGGGCGGCCGAGGAAGGCAGGGCGAGCGCGGGCCGGTAGGCGAGCAAGGGCCGGCGGGCAAGCCCGGCCAGGACGGCCCGCAGGGGCCGCAGGGCGAGGCCGGGCCGCAGGGCCGCTCGATCGCCAGCGTCCGCCTCGATGCGCCCGGCGTGCTCGCCCTACAGTTCGACGATGACACCGTATCGCCGCCGCTCGATCTGACCGTCTTCCGATATATCGGCGTCTACTCGCCAGGCGATACCTACCAAAGCGGCGATGTGGTTCGTTTCGGCTTTAGCTTGTGGATCGCCCGCGAGCGCACCAGCGTTGTGCCGAGCGCTACCGGCAGCGCGTGGGCGCTTTTCCTCCCTGGCGTCGAGCCCTCATCCGGCGGCGGGATACCTGGGTCCGATACGTATGTGATACGGGCCGGCGACATCATGACGGGGCCGCTCGGCCTGGCCGGCCTGCCGATGCATCCGACACATGCGGCAAACAAGCAGTATGTCGATTCTATCGTCGGCGCAAAGATCGCCTATCAAGGGCTCTGGCGGCCCGCGCTCAACGATCCTGATCTGCTCGCCCTCACAAGCAATCCGGGCGACTATTTCACCGCCTCAACCGCTGATCCGGCGATCCCCGAAATCGTAACCGCCGACATTCCGGGCTTGCGCGGCATAACGGTCCATAACAGTGATTTCGTCATATGGAGTCACGAGCTTCAGGAATGGCAGCATCTAAGCGGCGGCGGGCTGACGCGGCTTGAGGCCGACGATCTCTATGTATTCAAGCGCGGCGATACGATGTCGGCGCCGTTGCGTGTGCGGGATGTTCCGTCGAATTCAGCCGCCGAGGTGCTGCTCAGCAGTGAATTCGATAACGCGGCCATTCTGCTGCGCGGCGTCAGTGGCTCGCTTGTGGGCTTCGAGGCGGACGGGCTTCGCCGATGGCTGATCGGAACGACTGGCCTGCAACAAGGCGATTACGATCTCGGGTTCGCCCGCTATGTGAACGGCCAGCCGGCCGATGTGCCGATACGCTTCCGCGCGGGCGATGGCAGCTTGCAGATCAATAATGATCTGTTTGTCCACAAGGATGGCGATCAGACCGGCAACGCGCCCGCGATCCATTGGGCGGATGATCTCGGCAATCTGGCGTGGGTTTACGGCTCGCGCTCGGCGACACTCGGCGGGCCTAGCCTGATATTCCGCGTCGAGAACGTGCCGGATGCCGGCGGCAATCCGCAGGGCGCGCAAACGCTAATGCGCTCGCGCCCCGCTGATGTGCTCGGCGATCCGCCGCATCTCGAATTGATGATTGATCCGGCCGAGCCGCAAGACGCTGTGACAAAGCGCTACGTTGACGATCTGAATGATTTGCTGCCTGGCGCCTATGTGGCCAAGGCCGGCGATACGATGACCGGCGCGCTGACCGTATCGAACAATCGTATCTTGATCCGCAATGTTCAAGGCCCGCCTGGCAACGAGACACTCGGCCGAGGAACGCTGCGGCTTGAAGGCGGCGAGGGCACCCTGATCCAGTTCGCCGATCCGGGCGGCCCGCGCTGGGAAGTCGGATCGCTGCACTACGGCGCCAACCAGGCGTTCACAATTCTGCGCGGTGCCGCGATCCCGACCATCGATTTTAGCATCGATCGCGATGATGGACACGTCGCCTTGCGCCAGCCGGCGACGATGAGCGGCGATCCGATCGCCGCCGATGATCTCGTCCGCAAAGCGTATGCCGATCAGATCGCGATCGATGCCGATCTGGCCTATGTGCGCAAGGCCGGCGATACCATGTCGGGCGATCTGATCTTGCGCGGCGCAGCGGCCGCGATCCTCATCGACGGTCCCGACCCGGCGGGCGCCGATAGCTCGGCCCTGCTTTTCGGGAGAAACTCGGCGCTTATGTGGGGGCTGATGCGCCTGGCCGGCAATCAGGACTTCGCCTTGCGCCGGATGCGCTTGGACCAAGACGTGCTGCGGTTCAGCGAGCTCACCGGCCTCGGCACCGTCCTCGGCGATCCAGCCGACCCTCTCGGTATCGCAACTAGGCGATACGTGGACGGATTGTTCGACCGCGGCCCCGATCTGTTCGTGAGCAAGCTCGGCGATACCATGACGGGCAATCTGTCGGTGCGCTTCCAAGATACCGGCCCCTCGTCCTCGGTAACCCTCGGCACGATCGCCGGCTCGATCGCCGCGCTGCAACTCGACGGGATCGATGGGGAGATATTGCAGTTCGCCCGCGAGGGCTCGGGCAAATGGTCATTCGGCGTCACCACAATGATAGGCCAGGCGGAAGACCTTGGCATCGTCCGGCATGCCGCCGACGGATCGATCGCGGATATCCCGATGCGCTTCGATCTCGGTTCGGGTCTCATCACCGTCGCGAACCAGGTGCGCACACTGGCCGGCGATCCGATCGATGACAATGACCTCGCGCGCAAGTCGTATATCGATACGCTAGCGACATCGCTCATCCGCTATCAAGGACTCTGGCAAGTCGCGGCGAACGATCCGGACCTGATCACATGGCCGGCGCAGGCAGGCGATTACTTCATTGCGGAGACGGCTGATCCGCAGGTGCCCGAGAATGCGCCGGCCGGGGTGCCTGGTATCGGCGGGCAAACAATTTTTAACCATGACTGGATTTTGTGGTCGGCGACTTTGGGCGAGTGGCAGCACCTGACAGGTTCCGGGGGCGGATTGACCAGGCCGGAGGGCGACGCGCGCTATATCGTCAAGACCGGCGACAATATGCAGGGGTATTTGACCCTGTTCGATGATCCGGTCACGGAACTGCATGCCGCGACCCGGCGCTATGTAGATGCCAATCAGGGCCGCGTGCGCGATTGGGCGGCCGGCGTGAACATCGCGGCCGGCGAAGTCACGCGCTGGGACAATATGCTATTCCGCGCGCGGATCAATATCCCGAGTGCGCCCGCAACGCCCGACTATTCCACGCTCGATCTCTATGGCTACAACCAGGGCGACTATTGGCAAGGCGTGCCATCGCTGACCAACTTCGCGGCTAACAATTGGATGCTGCTGTTGACAGTGCCCGCCTATGGCTCGTTCCGTCTCCAGATAGACACATTCGGCACTAATTCTGACTGCTCGTTTATTCTCGACATCACCACCACGTTCAATGCCGCGTCGATCTCGGTATCGATGGCGCGCAATCCTTCCGGCATTATGTTTGATCAATTCCGGCTTAGCGATACCGCCGCGAACGGCCCGAAGCGCTTGGAGGGGCGCATCCGCACGCCGAGCACAAACCCGTCAATGAAACTGCTGTGCGTTGGCCTCACGCGCGATGTTAACCCGCCGAACGAAGTCATCATTCCAAAGCCGCCACAAGCACAAGCGGCGGGCGCCAATCTCGGCGGCACACAGCGCGCGCTGCTCACTGGCTTAGAAATCCCGGGCGTCACTGCTGCCGCGAGCAACATCGGCATCACCAACGGTGGCTTCATTCGTTACGGCCACGGCACACCGACCGATGTCAACGATGGTAAGATCGGCGCGCGGCTATTCAATCGCGGCCTAAACATTGTCGGCATCGCGACCGAGGCGGGCAACATCGAGCGGTATATCGAGCTCTATGGCATCGTCGAAAACGTAAACCGCGACTTTGTTGCGGCCGGCGATGGCTATGGCCTCACTACAAATTCAGGCGGCCGCTTCTATAAGGCATTCGGTAGCGGCATGATGATCCGTTGTCATACCGCCAACACCCAGCCGCAGATCGAGGACAACAACGGAACGAACCGCCGCGCGATCCTCGATACGATCAACGGCGATGCGCGATACGGGCGCGGAATAAGCCGGGTCATCGAGCCGAATCAACTTGAGGTGGTCGCCGCATGGGCCACGCTCTGGACGGGCACGTTTGCCCTTCCGCGCGGCGGCAACTCTTTTGTTGATGTCACAATCGTGCCGGCGGTGTATTCGACGGCGGCTGTAAACACTTTCTGGCTGCTTCAATGGGATTGCAACAGTAGCAACCGCCTGCGGCAGAGCTTGCATCAAAAAACGACGACGGTTGCCGAGGATATCAGCGGCGGGGCTATGCTGTTCACTGTGCCGGTTACTGGCACCAATCCGACGATCACTATACAGGTCCGGACACTCTCTGGCCCGGCTATTTCGATGCTCGGCGCCAATAGCGGCGCGGCTACTAGTCACAAGACGCAGATCACTCTCATCGATCAAGGGCCTCGATGATGCCTGGCGCCCGCGCCCTGGCCGGCTCAAACGCGATGCGGGCGGGATTTCTCCCGCCCGCTTTGCCTTGCTTGCCTGGCCCAGCCACGGCCCGCCCCGCCTGGCCTGGTCTGGCCAAGCCATACCGCGACAAGGGCACGGTGATCCTTGCCGCCTGATGATGTCAACCCCCAGATGATCGCCGCCGAGATCATGGCCAGATTGGCCGATTCGACGGGCGGGCCGCTCACTACGTTCGCGCAATTAGCGCGCGATTGGCGGCCGGGCGAAATCGCCGAGCAGGGCGCGGTTTGTCACCATGCGGGCGGCATCTGGCAAGCGAGAATTAGAACCGCATCGCGGCCCGATCCCGAGACCGGCGAATGGTTGCTATTAACGAACGGTATCAAGCTCATCCGATCGTATCAGGACCGCGACGATCCGCGCGTGTTCGGCTTGCTTGTCGGGCTGACTGGCGGGCGCACGATTGATTTGCCCTTCCGCCTCGCCCTGCCTGTGCATCGGGGCCAATATCGAGGTGGCGTGCATTATTTCGAGGGCGACGAGGTTGAGTATCGAGGCGCAACATTCCGGGCTCTGATCGAAGCACCGGGCGCGCCCGATGGCGCGGGCTGGATTGTGGTCGCGGCGCGCGGCCTGCAAGGCATCGCAGGCGAGCGCGGCGAGCGGGGCGAAGTCGGCCCGCCTGGCGATCGAGGCGAGGCCGGCGAGCGCGGCCTGCCTGGCGCCAGGGGCGAGCCTGGCGCGCCCGGCCAGGACGGCGCCGGCATCGCCGGCATCGAGGCGGTGCCCGAGCAGCCCGGCTTCGTGCGGATCGTCCTGGCCGATGGCTCAATCACCGATCCGGTCGATGTCTCAACGATGCGCTTCGTCGGCTTGTATCAGCCAGGGGCGGAATATTCTCGCGGCGATATTGTGCGGCTCGGTTTTGCGTTATGGATATGCGTCGAGGATACTGGCGACGTTCCGACTGCGACATCAACGAAATGGTTGTTGTATTTGCCATCAGCCGATGTCGGCATCAGCGGCGGCGGCTCGAATTCGCCCGCGCCGCCGATCGATTATCCCACGCTCGATCTGCGCTATGTGCGAAAGGCCGGCGGCGATTTTATGGCCGGGCCGCTGCAACTTCGCGGCGACAACCAGGCTAACGCGCTGCAATTTGCCGCCGCCGATGGCACCACGGTGCTCAGCGGTATGCGCAGCTTCGCGCGGCTGGGCGAAGGCGGCGAGCTAACATTCTCCGTATTGGTGGGCCTCACCATGATGGATGCCATGGGCATTTATCCGGGCCTCGATGGCGCGCCGCACGTAAACGTCTTTACCCAGCCGACTGTTCCTTTTGATGTCGCAAACAAGGCATACGTCGATGCGCAAGTCGGCGGTCCCGATCTGCCAACTCTCGATGCGCGGTATCTGCGGCTCGCGGGCGGCACGATGGACGGCGCGCTAAACTTCGCAGCCACCGATCAAGGTATCGTCTGGCAAGCCGGCTTGGCGGTTGCCTACGTGAACGCAAATACTCTGGTGTTCCGCCAGACCGCTGGTAATCCTGGCGTAATGATCGAGGACAACAGTGGCGTCGCAGGCTCGCGGCGCCGCATTCTCGTCCAGGGCGACGCGCTCACGCCGGCCGATGGCGACAATCGCTATTTGCAACTCGCGACCGGCGGGGTGGTGCGGGGCGATTTAACCCTATTTGGGACTGGCCCCGACGACGACATCGGCATCGAGCTCGGCGGTCGGTTAGCTCGCTTCTATTGGAATCAAGCGCTGATCTTGCGTCGCGGGCAAGCCGGCGAAAGTGTCTACATCGAGAACAATGACGGATCGAACCTCAGCGAGGTGTTGACGCGAGCGCTCGGCGTGCAAAAGGCCGGCGATGCGATGAGCGGCCCGCTACAATTACCGCTCGGCACGCTGGCCGCGCCTTCGTTGATGTTCGGCAGCAATGCAGTCGGATTAATGGCGGCGGCCGGCGCGCTTATCGTCGATCTGGGCGGCGCTGTCGCCTGGCAATGGACGACGGCGCTTACGATGTCCACCGCGCCGCTGAGCATGGTTAATAACAGAATTCTAAACCTTGCGGCGCCGACTGCGGCCAGCGATGCGACCACGAAACAATACGTTGATAATGTGTTCGCGCCCTCGATCGAGGTCAATCTCGGGGCCGATATCGTGGTTCCGGCAAGCGGTGCCTGGGTCGATCTCACGCCGCCCGGCGGGCTGACATTCCAAAACCCGCATGGCGGCAATCGGCGTATGTGCATAACCGTAATGGTGAACGCAACAACGGAGAACGTAGCGACGGCGAATGTGCGCGCCGTCCAAGGCCCGAACACGCTCGCCGAGCGGCGCGCTTTTCTTTACGGCCAGCAAGGCGGCAGCGGCGGGTTCGTTACGCAAATCTATCGCGCAGTGTTCGGCACAAGCGTAGGCCCGTTCATAGTGCAGATTCAAAGTCTCGGCACGCCCCCGCAGCCCTTCACGGTAATGGGCGGTTTCGTCGATGGGCCGCGCTCGCAAGTCGTCGTTTCAGATGCAGGTCCCGCCTGATGGACATACCGGAAATCGCCCAGCAGGTCGCCGATCTGCTGTCGGATCGTTTCGGCAAGAGCGGCCGGCTGATCGGCGTCGCGCAGCCGGCTTCCACCGCTGCGGTCGATCTCACGCAAGCCGCCCGCGTCTGGCGCGAAGGTGACATTTACGAAACCAGCGCGGTTGTCAGCTATGCCGGCGGCACCTGGCAAGCCCGCCAGGCGACAGCCGCCCGGCCGCCAGGCCGGATCGGCGAATGGCTCTTGCTCGCCGATGGCGTCAGCCGGCTGCACGCCTATCAGGAAGCCGATCCGCGCACGCTCGGGCTGGTTGTCGGCCTGGCCTCGGGCAATGCACACGATTTCCCGTTTCACTTGCCGGTGCCCCTGCATCGCGGCGCCTATCAAGCCGGCTGGCCCTATACCGAGGGCGACGAGGCCGAGCTCGGCGGCGCGACATGGCGCGCGCTGTGCGACAAGCCAGGGCCGATCGATGGCGCCGATTGGCAGCTTGTCTCGGCGAGGGGCGCGCCAGGCGAGCGCGGCGAGCTCGGGCCGCAAGGGCCGCCAGGCGAGGCCGGTGCCAGGGGCGTCCAGGGCTTGCCAGGGCCGCCCGGCGATCCTGGGGGCATTGGCCTACAGGGGCGGCCTGGCAGGGGCATTAGGGACGCCTACAGCCCGGCCCCTGGCCAGATTGGCCTAATCTTCGACGACGATGAGCTATCGGCGCCGCTCGATCTGTCGGTCTTCCGC